TGTCACACATGTTTGTTGCGCGCGGTTTTGACCGGTTCCCAATTTGGATAACACGTTGATATGCAGTATATTAGAGCAAACAACCAACTATGAACTGGCAAGCCCAAACTGTCAGCATGCTTAACAGCGTGCGTTCACGTGATCCGCGCACCATTACCCTAGGTGCATGGGTTCGCGCTACCAAACAAAGCAACCTAGACACACCGAAACGCGAGCGGCCCGCGCTCATGCCACACGGCATGTTTGTTGGCGGCCGTAGCGCTCATCATTGCGCGCAGCAAAGCACACTAGTGCAATTTGACATCGACCGTAAACACAACCCAGATCTATGTGTGGACCTGGTCAAGCGCCTCGCGGCACATTGCGATGATGTTGTGTGGTGCGCTCGCAGCGCTGGCGGCGGTGCATACGGTTTCGCCGTTCGGCGCGGCGACCTAGACAAACAACTAAGTGAAATTGAAAAGAACCTTCGCGTAGTGTTGGACCGGTGCAATAGCCGTAATGTGGCTGCCCTTCGCTTCGCTAGTTATGATCCCAATCCCTATGAACACATTTGAAACTTTGCTGGCCAACATCCAGCGCGACCGCGGTGCGGTTGACCAAAACACCAAAGAGTTGGTTTTCACCCTGGCCAAAATCATTGATGAAGAACGCAAGCTGCAAGACATTGTTGATCGCGACGGCATGGTGTACGAGACGCAAGGCGACAAAGGACAGACTTACATCAAGTCCCGGCCGGAGTACATCGAACTCCAAAGGCTGCGCGATAAAAAGCGCGCCTACATTAAAGCGCTGGGCGTAAGCAGTGGTGAAGTTGATGACCCGGATTTTGCGTGATGGCGTTGCGACAGGAATACAAGTTTCACCCAATCAGCAGCTGGATAAGTAGACACCCGGAGTTGCAGCGCGGGTTTAGCTGCATGGATGTCGACCTACTATGGGAGAATCATATTCACGGTTACTGCATGCACTTTGAGTTCAAGCATAAAGACGAAGCAATTAGCGACGCCCAACGCGCGAACATCAGAATGATTGCGGATGTATGGAGTAGGTCCAATCCGGTGCGGCACTTCGACCAGTACAGCACGCCCATGAAATACCTGGGCTATTATGTCATCATCCTAGACAGCGAGGAAATCACCAACGAACACGGTATTTATGTGGTGCGCGTTGCGGCGCACGAAGATGAAGTTGAGGAATGGCAGTACGACGACGGCGCCGCCGACGTACTATTACAGCTGTGCAATGGAAAGCTACTATGATGAAAAGAAGGGCAACCACGCGGTTGAATGGATCGAGAAATATTGCACGCACGTCAAAGGGACGTTGGGCGGATCGCCGTTCATACTGGAGGACTGGCAAAAGGACGACATCATTAGACCTCTCTTTGGGACAATTCGCGCAGATGGTTTGCGTCGATACCGTCAAGCGTACATCGAAGTACCTAGGAAAAACGGCAAAAGCAATCTTTGCGCCGCCATCGCCCTTTACATGCTCTTTGCTGACGGAGAGCCAGGCGCTGAGATTATCAGCGCAGCGGGTGACCGAAATCAAGCGCGTATCGTCTTTGAAATCGCATCAGCCATGTGCGCGAACAACCCGAAGCTTCGCGGCCACGGGAAAGTGTTGCGCAATACCATCGAGTACAAAAACAGCTTTTACAAAGCCATATCAGCTGAAGCAAACACCAAACACGGATTCAACGCACATGCCGTCATTCTCGACGAGCTTCATGTTTTTCCAAATCGTGACCTGTATGACGTTCTGAAAACTTCGACCGGCGCACGATCGCAACCGCTGGTGATAGCTATCACGACGGCCGGGCATGATACCAGCTCGATTTGTTACGAGCTTCATGAGTATGCGCAACAGGTCAAAGACGGAAGCATACAGGACGACACATTTTTGCCGGTCATATATGCGGCAGATAAGGCAGACGATTGGACGCAGCCGGCGACGTGGGCGAAGGCCAACCCTGGTTTTGGAACAATATGCAAGGCGGACTATTTCGAGCAAGAGGTAAACCGCTGCAAAGCCAATCCGCGACAGATCAACACGTTCTTGCGCTTGCACCTCAACATTTGGACGGCAAGCGAAGAACGCTGGATCACCGATGAGGAGTTTATGCGCGGCGCTGATTTTGTCGATGACAGTTACTTGCAAACGCTGCCATGTTATGGAGGCATGGACCTGTCCAGCACCAAGGATTTAACTGCTGTTGCCCTGATTTTCCGCGACGATAGCAAAGACTGTTTTTATCTGAAATGCCACCACTTTGTGAATGAGGACAAAGCGAACAGCAAGAAACTATCGGGTAGCGTTGACTATCATACGTTCAAGCGGTTAGGGTTGGTCTCTATAACTGAGGGCAACGTAACCGATATGGAAGCGGTACAGGCGCACATTCGCGAAATGGCTGCCAAGTATGATCTGCGGGCGTTGGCCTATGACCGGTATATAGCGCACCTAGTGGTGCCATTCCTAGACGGCATAGACTGCCAACCATTCGGCCAGGGCTACGCCTCGATGTCATACCCAACCAAACAGTTTGAGATGTTGATGTGTGATGGCCACATACAACACGGCGGCCACGATGTGTTGCGGTGGCAGATGGGTTGTGTTTCGTTGTCTAGAGACGAAGCCGACAACATCAAAGTCACGAAGAAGAAAAACAGCGAGAGCCAAAAAGTTGATGGCATTGTGGCCAGCATTATGGCTATGGGTTGCTACTTTAACAACGCGAGTGAAGACGAACCGCTGTTAGAGGTGATTCATCTTTGAGTTCATATTTGGTTATTGGCTGGGCGGGGCGCGACGGTGCCTCGCCCTTTTCTAAATTGCAGGTATGGCAAATTGGTTTCAACGTCTTTTTCGTAGGGCAAGCGTCAACGTAGGTTACACTGGTGACAGCAGCTTTGCCAATCATATGCGGCATTATGGCACGTTTGCCGGTGCCAGCATCAACATCGACCAGGCGATGTCCATTAGCGTTGTCTACGCATGTGTGCAGCGCGTCGCGTCTACCATTGCGCAGTTGAACAAAACTGTAATGAGCAGCACCGTAGCCGGGACCATACAAGTAGACAGCCCGATTAGCAATCTCATCAACCACGCACCCAACGACAGTCAAACCAGCTACGACTTTTGGGAGACGTACATAGCAGATATTCTGTTGTACGGCAAAGGGTATGCGGTCATTGTACGCGATCCGCGCACAACGGAAGTGCTGGCGCTGCACCGCCTTCCACCTAATGAGGTGACCGTCAAAATGGTCGGCAATACGCGCGTTTTTGTACATGCAGAGCGTAATTACTTGCCTAACGAAATGTTGTGCGTGCGCAACACCTACGGCCTGAGCGTAGTAGAGCAGCATCGCGAAACGTTGGGATTGGCCAAAGCTGCGCAGGATTATGCATCAGAATTTTTTGGTTCATCGGGCAACATGACCGGGTTCCTCAGCAGCCGCGAACCATTGAAGAAAGAACAGATCGACGTGATCCGCGACAGCTTCAATAACAGCGGCGATCGTCTAGGCACGAAGCTGTTGCCGTTTGGCTTTGACTACAACCGGGTCAGCGTAGACCCAGCCAACGCGCAGATGGACCAGCAACGCGATTTCCAAAATCAGGAGATTTGCAGAATTTTCGGTGTGCCGCCTTCGCTGGTTGGTGTGCAGTCCAATGTGACGTACAGCAACACCGAGCAACAAGCCATTCAATTCGCAAAGTATACGGTTGTGCCATGGTGCAAAAGGATACAGCAGGAACTAGACATGAAGCTGCTGGATATCGAAAGCAACGAGTTCACCAAGTTCGATCTGTCGGATCTGCTGCGCGGCGACAGCGCTACACGCGCCAACTATTACGACACGCTGGTGAAATCGGGCATCATGAGCATCAACGAAGCCAGGGCGGCTGAAGACCTTGCGCCTGTCGAAAATGGTGATTTGAATATGGTTCAGATCAATCAAATTGCCCTGGAGAACCTCGACGAGTGGAGCGCCAAACAGAGCAGCAATGCTGTATAACGATTGAAGAAATGCAAGACGAACGAAACACAAATGAAGAATTGGAGGAGCGTAACGCGCCGGATTTGGAAAAGCGCACGCGCACTATGGAAGTCCGCGCCGCTGGGCCTATGGTTTTGGAAGGATACGCCGCGCTCTTTGACGAAGAGACCGACCTCGGGGCATTTCGCGAAGTCATCGCGCGTGGAGCGTTTGACGACGTGCTTAATGACGACGTGCGACTTTTGCTCGACCATGAACCGCCACCGCTTGCCAGGACAACCAATGGCACCTTGCAACTGTCGGTTGATGACAAAGGGCTGAAGTATCGTGCGGAGTTGGTAGACACTCAGGCCGCACGCGATTTGCACACAATGATTAAGCGCGGCGACATCACACAAAGCAGCTTCGCATTTACCATCGCAGAGCAAGAATGGGATAGTTCGCGCGAACTGCGAACCGTTACTAAGGTTGCGCGCCTTCTAGATGTCGCTCCAGTTTGCTTTCCCGCCTACGAGAATACGGAAGTAACAGCGAGAAAGAAAACGGAAGAAGTTGAAGAACAAAAGGAACCAACTGCACCAATTAAACCTGTTAAATTGGTACGCAAATCGTGTCACATGAATTTTAAGACAAGCACAGACGCCCAGCAGCACATTCACAAGCTGGAGCAAAAGTTGGAGTCGATCAATGCGATCGCCCAAACGGAGGAGCGTGCGCTGACCGCCGATGAGTTGTCAGAGACGCAAGACATTCACAGCAAATTGGAGAACGCTGAAGAGCAGCGCGACGCCCTTGCCAAGAACGAAGCGCGCATCAAGCGCATGGCCCAAACCGGTGCCGCTTCCGTTTCTCAGGAAAAGGAATTGGCTAACGTTGGCGGTGAGTTCAACCTGTTGCGCGCCCTCAATCAGGCTGCACACGGTCGCGCCCTGGACGGAGCCGAAGCGGAAATGATGCAAGAGGCACAGCGCGAAGCTGCCAGCATGGGATTGGCCCTGCGCGGAAACGTCGCCTTGCCTTCCAGCTACTTGCAGATGCGTAACGTTTACGGAAACGACAGCGGACTTGGTGACGTAGATGATGCCGTGACCACTACCGGAACCGTGGCCGCTGCTGTACGTGAGGCGCTGCGCCCGCAGTCAGTCATTCAGCAGGTCGGTGCTACCCAGCTCACCGGATTTGTTGGAGACATCAAGCTGCCAACGTTGCCAAACGATTCAGCCAGCACACCGGCTGAAGGTGCCGACGCCACGGCTTTCACCGCTGCTATGCAAGCTGTCACGCTTACGCCGCAGCGCTACGCCGCAGAGATTACGGTAACGAAAGAGGCATTGAACCAGGCAACCGGTAACATGCAACAGGTCATCGCTAACGACTTCGGTCGCGCTATTGGCAACCAAATCGACCGTGTGGCGTTCCAAAACATGATTGACGCTGGTGGCACCCTGAGCGGTGGCACGTTGGCGCTGTCCGCTACGGCCGGCGATAGCCGCGCGCAGAGCGAAGCCACGATTGTTTTGGCTACGGAGACCGGAACCAATGACTTGGTCGTTGCTAACGCTGCGGACATCGCAAGCCTGTGGGGCGACATCACCGGCAACGGTGTAGCTAACGGAACTTTCGTGATGCACCCAAGCACCGCAGCCGTGTTGTTCAACACTAACACGACCGGCGAAGGTGGCGCTCCCGTTATGGCTAACGGTCAGATCTACGGATACAACGTAGTCACCGCTGGCACGTTCCCACGCCTTGACATTGATGCAGCAAAAGCCGATCAGTTCTTGAACGGTGGCACCGATGTTGCCTTCGGCGATGTTGCTTTGTGTGGCGGTATCCTCTACGGTGACTGGAGCAATGTATTCTGGGCCACCTGGGGCGGACTGTCGCTTACGATTGACCCATACAGCGGAGTTTCTGCCGGAACGGTAAAGATTGTCGCTGACCAGTTCTTCGACGTCAAGCTTCGCACTCCGGATCATATGGGCTTCCTGCTCACCAACGACACCGGCGCAACTATCTTGGGCGCATAATCCAACGGCGCCACGATTGCGGGGGCAGGGAAGCCGTTGCATAGAGGGCGACCACATAAATGGGGAGGGCTTCGGCCCTCCCTTTTTTTTGTCGAAATTGCCACTATGAGGTACAGCATAGACGAAACCACATCAGGCCTAAGCACAGCCGATATTGTCAGCACCGCTGACCTTAAAGCGCATTTACGCGTAACGCATTCTGACGAAGACACTTTAATTGAATCGCTGCGCGATGTGGCCGTGAACTACGTCGAGAACATGACCAACGCGCGCCTAGGTGATCGCGCTGCCGTCATCTATTACGACGCCATATATAGCGCATTTGAAATCCCTGTTGGTCCCATGACCAATCTGACGCACACGCTGGAGTACGCCACCGGAGCCAGCACCTACACCGCGCTGACGGAAGGGACGCACTATTACATAGACTTTAATCGCACACCGGCGCGCGTGACTATGATCAGCACGCCGACGGCGTTCACGTATGCGCACAGTAAAATGAAGCTGACTTGTAACATTGGCTATGCGGAAGCCGATGTGCCGCCCGCCTTGGTGCATGCTGTAAAGTTGTTGGTTTCGCACATGTACGAATTGAGGCAGCCGGAAATAACCGTGACCTCCACAACGCTAAAGCTGGGACTGGAAGCGCTGTTGAATCCGTATCGTATTATTTCATTCCGATGAGGTTCAGCCAGCTAGACAGAAAGATTGATTTGCGCCGCATTACCAGCAGCACACAGGACGACTATGGGCAGCCGGTACACACCACGGCCGACACTAGCGTATGGGCGCAGGTCATCTATGCCGGCAGCGCAAGCGAGAGTAAGAAAGCATATCAGATCTATCCGCAGCGCAGCGTGACGTTCGTGATCAGGCACCCAAATCCTACCGACGCTGGCGGCGGTGTGACGATTGCCCAGGATGACACGATCATATTCGAGACGCGCGAATACGAGATTTTAGGATTCGAGGAAATAGGCCGCCGTGACGGGCTGCGCATTTTCTGCAAAGAGAAGGGAACGGATGGCCGGTAGATTTACAGGCGCTGACGCCATGAGCGGCACGCACTTTGTCAACCCGCGAGGGTTAGAGGGATTTGATGAACTGATGAAACAGTTCGATGAAATCGAAAAGTGGGGCCACAAAGTAGAGCGCCGAAAGTTAAAAGGCATCCACAAGAAAGTGGCAGCCATTGCACGCAAGGCAATCAAGCGGCAAATAACGAACCATCCAAAAACGATTAAGGTGCGTCGTACCGGCCGGCTGGGTGGCAAGCGCGGTCCTGATTATGACATTCTGCCTGGCACACTCAAGAAGTCTATTAAAGTGTTTGATGCAATGGGCAGTAAAACCAGTGTCATCGTTGGGCCTCGTAGCGGTGTTATTGATAGAACCAAAAGTGGCCCGGCAGCTGGAACGATTCGCGATGATGGTTATTTCGCGCACATGATACACGACGGCGATTTGCCAAAACACATGGGTGGGCGTGGTGCCTACACAGGGCCAAACCGAAACTTCTATGATCGCGCGATGACTCAAGCCGTGTTCAGTCAAATGACAAACGAACTGGTGAGGTTGTACCGTGATGCATTTGATGATTTCATGAAAAAAGCGTAATGGAAACAGGCAAAGCCATATACAAGCTGTTGAAGGACAGCGCTGACGTGGGCGCTATCTGCGCAGACCGCATCTATCCGGAGTTGGCGCAGCAGGACGCCGATATGCCGTTTATCGTCTATACGGTAACGGACACCACACCCAGCGCAACCAAAAACGCAACATCCAAGCTGGACACGGCGCGCGTTGAATTGTATTGCGTAAGCGACGACTATGAAACCGGAATGAATTTGGGCATTGCGGTCCGCAGCGCATTGGATCGCGTCAGCGGAACGATAAGCGCGGTGGAAGTTCAATCCATAGATTTCGACACCAGCGACATCCAGTTTGACCCTGATCAGCGCGTGTATGTTTTGGAACAGACCTACGACGTGCGCATACAACGCACCGGCACCGCTCAGGTGGTTTCACAGTTTCCAGGCAATACGTTCACCGTCGAAGAAGTAGACGGCGATCCGAGCGGCGCAGTCAATAAGCTGGTGTTCAGCAATGGCAGCGTAAGCATCACAGACCGCACCGCGACTATTACCACCGGCGGCGTAGGTGTACAGTATCACGGCCGCTACGATACCGAGGCAGAGACGTTGCGCAGCGGCGCCACCGCCACGTTGGAAGTCTATTACACCGCGCGCCCTGACGGTGACGGATATGCCGAAAGCGAAGTGAGCGACACCGGAGAGACAGACACCATCAACCGGACGTTGTTCTATTCGACCAAACACCGCGCCGATCCGGACACGGCTGGCGATTGGACGCAGTACACAACGCAGCCCGCCGACAACGCCAGCTTTGCAACCGCGAAAGCTGCGCTACTGGTTGGCTTAAATGAGACCGACGCAACAGCCGAAACGCGCGGCACCTTGCCGCTGTCGCTGAAGATGGTGCGCACCACAACGGCGGCGGCCACAGATTTGCTGCTGGACACCTACACCGGCGCGGCAGCGGCGTACAGCGTGCGCAAGTTGTCGAAGGACTACACCGGTAACTGCATGCGCGTTAGGCGGAGCAGCGATGAATCGGTGCAAGACATTGGGTTTGACTCCAATGGTGATTTGGACACGGCTGCTATATCCACTTTTGTAGGCGACGCTTACGGATATGTGTCTATTTGGTACGATCAGTCAGGCAATGGCAACAACGCGGTGCAGTCAACTACAAGCGCACAGCCTATGATTTACGACCGAGTGGCGGCGGCGGTGGTTACCGAGAACGGCAAACCTGCGCTTGACTATGATGGCGCTCAAAATGTGACGTTGACTACGCGAATTTACGACGCTTCCATGTCGGTGTTCTGCGTGTGGAAATGCGACTCAGATGCAATCACCAATGACGATGGTATTTATAGTTTTTCAGATACTGACAGATTCGCTATGCAAGCCAATCGTTACGCTGTAAATCAATTAGTTACTAGGCACACAGGCGCAACTTCAATAGGAGGAACGACAACTACAACTGACCAAAATTTAACCAGTCACCTAAGAACAGGCAGCACAGCAACGCTGCACGCTAATGGCAGCGCGTTAACTACATCAGTAGCTAACGCAAATACAGGCGGTGGAGACAATTTTATTGGGCAATCTGGAAGCGCTGCTTTGTCGGGCTATGTTTGGGAACTTGTAGCTTACACAGGCACAACTAACGGCGACCAATCCAGCAACCGCACCGGCATAGAGAATGACATCGACACCTACTTCAGCATAACATAATGGCTACCGTATACCTTCCCGTCACCGCGCGCTTAAACCTCACCAGCGAGCAACGCGCCAAGGGCATCAGCCGCGAGTTGTACAACCTGAAGTTCCCGAAGCACCTCCACGAACCCGGGCGGGTTTCCACGATGCTGCTGGCGTGTATTGAGCATCCAACAACAGGCGAATGGGCGTGCGTTGGAGATACTGAACTCTCCATTGCCGTACATCCACAGCGCGACGTGACTGCCTTGGTGTCGTTGTTCCCACAGCTAACGCATGAGGAACGCAGCGCCATGACCTACTACATCGCAACCAGCGACGTTGTGCTATTCTCCTACCTGATGCCGAGCGACTCAGAAATTTTGACGCAAGAGGAAGCCGAAGCGGCGGGATGGTTCGGCGATTCTATCTAAATTGGTCTCATGGAATTTCTCCTTTCAAATTGGGCTGAGTTGCTGCTGGCGTTCATGATGTTCGCGAAAGTGGTGGTGAACCTGACTCCCAGCATTAAAGACGATCGCGTGTTTTCATACGTGGATCTGCTCGTTAATGCTATTATCGCGAACAACACAAAAGACAAAGAGTAATGGCCATTCTTAACGGCACAGTATTTCTGTTGAGCATCGGCGGGACCGCCCTGCCCGATCAGACGGAAGGAAGCATTTCCATCAGCATGGAGACGCGCGACATCACAACAAAAGACAGCAGCGGATACCGTGAACTGCTCGAAGGCGTGCGGTCCGGAAGCATCAGCGTAAGCGGATTGGTAGACGATGACGGCGCCGGCGGTGCTGGTTCTGACCTGTTTGCTGTTCTCGATGGCCGGTCCAGCGTTTCCATTGTCTTTGGTTTCGATGACGCTTCCGACGACTACAACTATAGCTGCAGCGCGTTCTGCACCAGCTTGGAAGTCAGCGCAGCGACCGAGGACAACGTAACGTACAGCGCTACGTTCGAAATCACCGGCGCCATCACCGAGACCGTCGCTTAATGAAGCTGACACTTTCGGGCAAGGAATTCACCTTGCGGTGCGATATGCGCGCCCTGGCTAACGCCAAAAAGGAAGCGGGTATCGAATTGCACAAACTGCAAGAAGAAAGCGACCTGTTGACGGTTGGGACGTTGGTGTACTTCATGGCGCAAAGTGGTGCAAAGCATGCCGACATTCCGTTCAAATACAACCTGGATGACTTTCTAGGTTTGATTGATCTCAGCGATTTGCCCGCATTGGCTGAAAGCATGACCAACATGCTGGCAGGCGGCATGGAAAAAAAAAGCTAAGGGTAAAGCTGTAACGCTTGAGGATTGTATTAGGGTAGGGTTGGGCCAGTTACGGCTCAGCCCTACTGCGTTTTATGACATGACGTTTCAGGACTTCCAACTTGCAGCGGAAGGATTCTTTGACCTGGAGGAACGTAGACAGCAATCCGATTGGGAGCGTATGCGCTGGTTGGGTGCGCTGCTATTGTCGCCGCATGCTAAAAAAGGGCAATCAATCAAGCCACAGGATATAGCTACCTTCCCATGGGAGAAAAAACCTAAGCGAAAGGGCAACAATCAGTTGCTGAGAAACGCATTAAAGAGCGCAACAAATGGCAAAGCTTAAGGATCTATTAGTCACGATTGGACTGAGTAAGGAAGGGTTGACAAAACTCAACAGCGACTTGCGCAGCACTAAGTCCAACTTCAAAAGAAATTTTGGAGAGATACAGGCGATGGCCACAAACATGGGCAAGAATTTGACCATGACCGTAACCGCGCCGCTTATAGGTATGGCGGCCGTCAGTCTGAATGCCTTTGACCAACAACGCAAAGCCATTGCGCAAGTCGAGGCGGGCCTAAAGTCTACCGGTGCGGCTGTAGGGTTTACTTCTAAGCAGTTGCAAAAGATGGCCAGCGACTTGCAGAGCAAAACGCTGTTTGGTGATGAGGAAATATTAAAGGATGCCACGGCGCAACTGCTGACGTTCACGAACATTACCGGCGATCAATTCAAGGAGGCGCAAAAATCAGCGCTTGACTTGGCTACTAGGTTGGACGGCGATTTGAAAGGCGCCAGCATCATGTTGGGTAAGGCGTTAAATGACCCGGTGGCCAACCTGTCAGCTATGAGCCGCGCGGGCATTCAGTTTAGCGAGGATCAGAAAGAAGTGATTAAAGCGCTGGCCGAGTCCGGGAACATGGCTGAGGCGCAATCCATGATTCTTAAAGAACTGGAGAAGCAATACGGCGGAAGTGCTGAGGCAGCAGCCCAGGCGGGAATGGGACCGTTCAAACAGCTTCAGAATACGCTGGGCGATGTAAGCGAGGAATTCGGCGAGTTGCTCAACGAAATGATCAAGCCGCTAATTCCAAAAATTCAAGCGTTGGCCGATCGCTTTGCGAATCTCAGCGACCGACAGAAAAAGTTGCTGCTTGTATTGGGAGGAATTGCGGGAATGGTAGGCCCGGTGTTGTTGTTGGTTGGCGCCTTGATTAGTGCGGCGGGTGCTATGGCTTCTCTTAATCTGGCAATGTTGGCCAATCCTGTTGTAGCTGTTACAGCTGGCGTTATCGCTTTGGGCGCTGCGTTGTATGCATATGGCCAGGACACCGTAACAGCTAAAGAGGAGACAGATGAATTCATTAAGAGTCTGGACAACCTAGATAGACAACAAAAGCTGAATGCCATCACAGCGCGCAAGCTGGCACTTGAGCAGCAATTATTGTCAGCGACTACAGCAATGGCCAAATACGAAGCTGAGCGCGAAACTTTAATCGCGGGCATGGGTGATACGGCGCGTGAACTGGAACAAGATCTTTTTCAAGGCTTCAAGGATAAGCTTACAGACATGCAGGAGGCCATGCGCATGTTGAATGAAGAAGAAATGGAAATCCGTTTTGGTGAGGGTCTGATCGTCACAGCCGATACGGACGCAACAGCGGCAAAGAACAGGAAGAAAAAACGCGACGCAGAAAAGAAAGCATTCACCGAAAAGATGAATGAATCCGCCCGTTTACGCGAAGCGGAACAGGCATTGAATGAAGCGACGTTCCAGCAGATTGGTACAACGGAAGACCTGACAGAAGCGCAGCAAGGGTTGCGCGATGCATACGGCGAAGTCGGCGGAGCCATTGAGGAAATTCCGTTCGACGAATTTGAAGAGGCAATATTTGAAGAAGACACACAGGAGCGCATAAAGCATGGCACCAGCTTATTGCAAAAGGCCGCCTTTGCGGCCAACAACATCGGTGCGGCGTTCAGCCTTACAAGCCAGCTAACCGAAGCGGCGTTCGACAACATTAAAGACAAAAGCCAAGGTTTCCATTTGGTCATCAAACAGATGTTGGAAGACCTCCTAAAAAAGGCGATTGCGTTGGCTGCTGCGTTTGCTGCGATGTCAATATTTATGGGGCCATCAGCAATGGCCAAAAGCGGTATTGGCAGCTTCAAAGAATTTATGATGGGCGGTTTAGGCTTTGGCAATATTCCGCAGATGGCGTCAGGCGGACTTTTTACCGGCGCTAGTCTCGCGATGGTCGGCGAGGGACCGGGAACCAGCCTAAGCAACCCGGAGGTGGTTGCACCGCTGGATAAACTGCAAAGCATGATTGGCGGCGGCAACGTGACGGTAACCGGACGCCTTGACGGTCGCGACATCCTGATCAGCAGCGAACGTGCAAACATTGACCGTAACCGAATAAGAGGTTTCTAATGGCGGGCGAACGACTATACAGCGAATTCACGGACGATAAAGGCACCGACTGGAGAGTGTCTATTTATGACACTAACGTTACCTGGAACCAAGCGAACAAAGCGTCGTTTGTGCTAGGCAGCGAAGGTTTCGTCATATCGTACAACGGCAACAACGAACAGGCGCACCAGCCAATCATTGGCAGCAGCGTGGAATTCACGTTGTATGAGAACAGCGCCGACCATACGCAAACGCTGGACCTGCTGTACAGCTTTCCTGAGGGCCGTTTGTTGTTGGAAGTTTATCGCGATCCGGACGGCTCCAACACTTTGTACTGGCGCGGCGTGATTATGGCCGAACAGGTGGAACGCAACGATGAGCCAATGCCGACACCGGTGCGCATCACCGCAAGCGATGACATTGGCAACCTTAAAGACATTGATTTCAGCGAAAGCCTAGGCGATGTCGGCGCCGGCCTTAGTGTCAAAAACCAAATTATTCGATGCTTAGGCGCGTTGCGCACGTATAGCCGATGGGCTGATACGGAAGTCATTTTGCGGTATGTCAATGACACGGAGTTAACCAGCACCGAAGACGACACCGATCCATTGGCCGACATCATTGCGCAAACACCGCTGAAAATATCTGATGACGGAGCATCGGAAGCGTACAGTTGTTTTGACATCCTCAACAGCCTTGCAACGGCATTTAATGCGCGCGTTTTTTTAAGTGAAGGTATATGGTGGTTCTGGCCATTGAACGCCCACAAACGCATCTCAGACGCTGAGGTGTTAGGCAGTAAGGTGAAGCAATACGATAAGGACGGCGACGCGGTTACGTTTGGCGCCTTTGATCAAATCGCGTTTAACAACGCAGCAGAGCAGGAGAGCGGAACGGACTACAACAAGCTGGCCGGCCATACGTTCACGCACTTGCCGCCTGTGCTAAGTGTGCAGCGTACGCGACGTTACAACGGTAACATGTTCATCGTGCGCGGTAATGATGACACCGTAGTAACCAGCGGAACTAACGTAAGCCTAGCGGACACGGATCGCACTTACGAGACCGGCACACGCTTTCGCGTTAGTGGCTTTGTGGAGTTTCAGGTGTCGCCTGACGCTTCGTTTTTGTTTGGCTCAGATACAAGCCGCGTAAGCATTGAGGTGGAGATATACTTAAAGGTTGGGACCAAGTATTACCAGCCTGAAGAATGGACCACAGACAGCAGCGATAGGTATGTTATCGATATGGCCGGGTTTGATCGCAGCAACGGCGCCAACATTAACACGTCGTACAGCTTTGTGACTGACGAACTGCCATCGGAGCAAGTCGGCCTAGACTGCACGGCCGTAGTGAAGTTCTTCAACCGCGAGACGCCCGCAACCAACATCACCAGCGCATACACTAGCGAAGATTTCTTCATTGATTTCGGCGTTGAGGTAGTCGATGGTAACGGAAGCAACAATGACCTAGTGACCTATCGCGCGACGCACAGCAGCGACAACGTACTGGTCGTAGATCAGGGTGAAGTGTTGTTCGGTGACAACATTGCTTACAGCGCCCAGGGCAAGTTGCGGCACTTGGTACCGTTGGCTGAAAACGATTGGAAGTCATCACAGACGGCCGGACCGCTGCCTATTCACAGGCTTGGAGTCAACGAAGCGCTGGCCCGCCAAAAGTTTGCTACCAAAATTCATCGCGGTACTGTGTACGGCCTCATTGAGATGTGGCACACGATGGAGGAAGACAGCGAATATTACTTGCCGTTTCAGTTAAGCACCACCATGAACATGCGCGAGACAACGGTGGAGCGCTACAAAATCGCATTTGACAGCGGCAGCATTACCAGCGCTGACGATCCGCCACGCGCAGACGGCACTTTGCGCGGTGGCACAATGGACCTGATACAAAGCAGCCTGACAACGGTCACCAGTCAAGTGCAACAACCGAAGCTGGTAGCGGGTCAATACCCTGACAATTTCAGCGCTGGACGTGCGACTAATACGGCGTCAAGTGTTGGCCCGCTGTTCCATACAGTCAAATTGATTGAGCATAGCGGCGGCGCGACGTATACAATCGAGTCGGAGCATCAGACGTATATGTACATGAATACCTACGTTGACACGGCCAACGGTACCGGCAACATCATATTGCCGCGCGCCGCAGAGAACGAAGGGCGCATGTTCAGGTTCAAGAGTGACGGCACGATTACAGCCAACAAAAACTACCGGGTTACGTTGTCCAGCGATGAGCAAACAGCAGGCGTGCGCATCGACGGCCTGACCAGCTTTGCCATGGACCGCGATTACGACGGTATTGCGGTGCTGTGCTATGACGGACAATGGTATGTCATACAGCGTAAGTCTAAGTAATGAGAGACCTAAAACGCATCGTGCTGCATTGCAGCGCTACGGAAGACGGCAAAGACTACACGGTAGACCAAATCCGGCGGTGGCACCTAAACCGAGGATGGAGGGACATCGGCTACCATTATGTTATCTATCGTGATGGCACCATACACCAGGGCAGACCAATAGATGAGGTAGGCGCACACGTAAAAGGCCATAACGCCGACACCGTAGGCATTTGCTACATTGGCGGGTTGGTGAATGGCAAGGCCACCGATACCATGACTATGCACCAAGAAATTGCATGGCTGAAGCTGGTGCATTCGCTGCGCATGGTGTTTGGGTATATGACGATACATGGACACAATGAGTTTGCCAATAAGGCATGCCCATGTTTTGTCGTGAAAGACAAATACACCTTTTTGCTGTAAGCATGCGCGAGGGCATCGGCAAAGTCATTAGAGGTGCGAGCAAAGCGACGGAAGCGGTAGCCGAATCGAGCGGCAACCGTTTAAGGTGGTCCACGAAAAACACAATGGGCGGCCTGATCGTGACAACGGCATGTGAACAGATCGTCATTCACGGTATCACCTGGGAGGCAATCGCTTTATGTTTTGTGGGAATCCTCCCATTGGCGTTGAGTACATTAGATTCATGAATGACAGCACCGACATAATTGCCCTAAACCTTGCGTGGTTTGGTTGGGAGTTGGCGCGCTGGCAAGATGTTATCGACTGGACCTTGAGCGCAGCCGGTGCGCTAACCCTATTGGCAATCAACATTATAAGATTGCGCAAGGTTTGGCGTCAACATCGCAATGTTGATAGCGACGAAAAATAATTTTTTTCCCTGCTGATTATCGGGCGTACTTGGGTGCCACAAAAACAACCCAATATGTCCGAAGACATTTTTAATTTCTTGCAGCAGTCTAGTAGCGCTGCATCTGACTACGTAAAGTTTCAAGACGGCGATAAGAAATCGCTGCGCCTTTTGTCAAAGCCAATCATGGGCTACCAACTCTTTGTAGATGGTAGGCCGCAGCGCTGGGCACACGATGAGCCGCGACCAAACCATGTGCCAGAGGTCAACGAAAGAGACGAAAAGCCCAAGAAATTTGTGGCGTTTATCGTATACGAATATTCTGGCCAAAGCGATGCCGGCCGCATTAAGATTTGGGAGTTCACTCAACGCACGGTGATTGACCAAATGGCCATGCTGTTTCGTGAGGAGCATTGGACAGCGTTTGAACTGGTTGTGACGCGCGTCGGCAAGGGCTTGATCACCAAGTACCATGTGACCGGCATCAAGTCACCCATTGAAGAAACGCTGCTTGCCTTTGCTGCTGAGGCATACAAGTACATCAAGCTGGACAACCTGTTTACCGCTGACAGTCCATTCTTGGAAGAGTTGCCCGCGCTGGAGGCGAAGCAGGTGAAGCAAGAATCTAAAGACTTGCCGTTTTGAAGGAAGTAACTCACTTAGACACAATCTACGACCAGGAGACAGTACACAAAATCTCAGTACTACGTCATGAACGGTGGGCGTTGCTGCTTACCATCAGTATGAACTCCAACCTCGACAAAACTATACTGACCGAAACGTGGTACACCCGCTATCAAAGGCGACTGTCTGAGGTGAATTTTATGCTGTACGAGCTAACCAAAAACGAGATATACAATGTCAAATAAAACCCAATATTACCCGCTGTCATTCAGCAGCCTAAAAGCGTTTGCGCGCTCGCCGTTGGCATTCTTGGAATACAAACAAAACAAGAAAGAGCCGACGCCAGCCATGAGGTTTGGCACATTGGTACACCGCGCCATTTTGGAGCCGGACGAATACACTAAGTCCGTAATCGTTTACGAAGGTACCCGGCGCGGTAACGCTTGGAAAGAGTTTCAAGCCGCGCACGAAGGTCAAGACATAGTGACAACCAAGGAAGCCCTGGACATTCGTGTTATTGCTGATCGCGTGCTAGAACATCCGTTTGCGGGAGAGTTGATACAGCAATGTGATGACTACGAGTTGCCATGGCAGATGACGCACCAAGACGTGCCGCACAGAGGGATAATTGACGGCATCAACGGTTGGTTCATGCTAGACCTAAAGACGACGCAAAGCGTACACCCATACAACCTCCAGCGCAACTTGTACGAGATGAAATACTACATGCAAGCGGCCATTTACCAGCGCGCTGCAA